CTGAAACGCTTTCAACTAGATAGCAGTTTAGACCCGTTTATATCTGCCGTCCCCCGTGTAAGTGGTAGCGCGTCTATTATTTCTAGTGCTGCGCGGTATGACCAAGACGTACACCTAAACCAGGCGCACGTACTTAGTTTTTTAAATGACGAAACCAGCAGCACGCAAACCAAAGGCCCGAATAACATTTTTGTAGCTGGTTACGAGGCAGACGGTACAGAGATTTTCAACAGCTACATAGCCAACCTAACCGCAAACGGAGGCGAAGCCCCCGGCACTTCTAACAGCGATGACGAACGGTTACTCTACTTTGGTGCGGGGCCGCATAACCTAGCAAGCCAAACAAACAACGCCCTTATTAGCGCGGGTATGGCAGACCCGGACTTAGCGTATTACGAGGTAGTAGCGTGCGACACTACAACCCTTAGCGCGATAAACCAAGTATCGGCAGTCTACCGGTTTAACATTGTGTCTGAATGCAAGTACGAAACGCGGCGGGTAATGTTCCAAAACCAGTACGGCGGGTGGGACTTCTTGAACTTTGAGAAACGCAGCGAGCGTAAACTAAACTACGAGCGTTCCGAGTACTACCGACCCTTGGGTAATTGGGACACCGCACAACCTAGCGCAGAAGATTGGGGGTATACGAACTACGCGCAGGGCCGTTCTACTTTGATGACCCGCACAACCTTAAAGGAGACGCTAAATACAGACTGGCTCCCCGAACACTTTAACCCGTTCTTCGAGGCGTTGTTAGCTAGTCCAAAGGTTTACGTCATTGAGCAAAAGCAAGGCGCAGACTTGTACCAAATCCCCGCGGTAATTACCAACACGGACCACGTGCGCAAGACTGGTATTAACGACAGCCTTATTACCTATTCGATTGAAGTAGAGTACTCACGACCGTTGCACTTAGGATGATTCAAATACAAGCCTACACCGATAGCGGCGTTACTACGCTGGATATTTCGCAGATCACTACAATTAGCCTAAACTTCTCTGTAGCGGAACTAGGCGACGTAACAACGCGAAACAGCCCCTTTAGCCAGACTTTTAGGCTACCACAATCGGAGAAGAATAACAAGTTCTTCGAGCATTGGTACAACGCCAATATTAGTACGGCGACATTTGACGCCCGGAAAAAGACACGTGTCGTAATAATGGACGAAGGCGTTCTAGTTATTGCTGGGTATCTGCAACTTTTGGCCGTGTACGAGTCAGACCGTAGTTACGAGGTAGCGGTATACGGCGACGCTGCAAACCTGTTCCAAGAACTCAAAGACAAAGACCTAAAAAAGGTATTTGAGACAGACGGCGTAGTAACAACGGATTACGACTACCAAGCCACCGCCGCAAATACTATAGATAGCTGGGACATTGACGAAACCACGGGTAACGACATTACCGACGGTGCGGTAGGAAACGGAACCTTGACTATTCCGGTTATTGATTGGGGGACAAATCAAAACTACCCGTTACACTACACTACCGGTAGCAGCGACCCCCAAGGGTTAGGGCAAGAAGACTTTTTGCGGGCGAACCGTCTAAAACCTGGTATTCGTTTGCATCACCTTTTTACCAAGGTGCTAAACAAGGCGGGGTACAGCTACACCAGTACCTTTCTAGATTCGGACAAGTTTAAGCGTATCTATATGCAGTTGGGGACTAACGCACCCGAATTGCAAACGCGCCCGTTTTTTGGGTGTTCGGTTGGTTTAACATCTGACCAGAATATAACAAGTACGGGTATTTACCCGCTGCAACTGAACAACGAAAGCGGCGACTTCTACGACCCGGATAACCTTTTCGATACTACCGCGTTTAGCTTTGTCGCGCCTACGGATATGGTCCTTTATCCGACTATGCGGGTAGCAACTTCGATTAGTGGCGCGGGTGCATCTTGTAGCTTTCGCCTAGCGTTCAGCACGCCGGACGGTTTGGTAATTGGCCCGTCTAACTTTGTCAGCGTCTTAACTACACCTTATAATGCGTACCACGACGCACCGGCAGGTATAGAATTACAGCAAGGCGAAGAGGTGCAATGCTACGTGTTAGTCGACGCGCTGAGTAGCGGCACGTTTACAGTAGAGACAAGTAACGCGGTCGGTAGTGGAACTTTCTACACCCAGTTCTATTTAGGCCAAGACGTACCCGGTAACGGTTACGACGCGGCAGGGGGAGACATTGAAGTACACTTACCTACCCTTGTGCCGGACATTAAGCAGGAAGAGTTTGTAAAGGACATTATCCAACGATTCAACTTAGTCTTAGAGGCAAGCCCGGATAACGAACGGCACTTAATTATAGAGCCTTTTTCCGACTGGTTAGACCAAGGCGCGGGCGTAGACTGGACCCACAAACTAGACTTACTTAAGGAACGCACCCTAAAACCTACCACGGAGTACAAAGACTCTACGATTCTGCTAGGCGACTTAGACGGCGAAGACGAGAGTAACCGATACTGGCAAGAACACCAAGGGTACGGCTACGGGCAATACCGTGAAGTAATCGACGACGACTTCGCCAGCGGGGAACTAAAAAACGACCCCATCTTTAAACCGTTCCACGTTCAGCAAGTACCGGTATTAGGGTCTAACGAGACTATTCTACCTAACGTCGCAATAGGCCGCAACTACAAGATAGAAGACGGGCAGTACACCCCTATAGCGGATAAGCCTTTTTTGTACTTCCACAACGGCACGTATGCAACAGGCGCAACCCTGTACATAGATAGCACCAGTTTTACGAGTTACCCGTATGTATCTGCCTTTAGCGAAGGGCCAAACGACGAAGACACCGAAAGCCTATATTGGGGCTACCAATACCCGTTTGGCTACGGGTTGCCTGTAGTCGGGGACACCTACGTACAAAACACGTTGCACCGGGTGTATTGGGCGCGGTTCCTGAACCAGATTTACAACCGCGACGCGCGTATACTGGAAGCCTATTTCTACCTAACGCCTACCGACCTACTTAACCTGCGCTTTAACAGTCTGATTAATGTAGAAGGCGTACACTACCGTTTGCAAAAGGTGGAGGGGTATGTAGTGAACGGGTACGAAACAACTAAATGCACCCTTTTAAAAGACCAAGGCGCACTACGTTACCCAACTAACGAACGTTGCGACCTTATCCCGGACAGGTATAACCTAGACGGTACTATTAGGTTTGTGAACCCTGAAACGGGAGCAACTACCTTAAACCCTGGCGAAGAGTGTTGCACGTTGGCCGGGGGTACGTTCCAAGACGATTTGTGTTTTTGGCGTAGACCCCGCGACGGTGGACAAGTGCCACAACTGACAAACGACACGCGCGAACGGTCGGCCTATGATAGCCAAGTAAATCAGGAAAATTTACGCTTTGCCCCTGTAGGCGTAAACAGCGGCACACGCCGAACTAGCTTTTTTGCGACAGTAGAAGAAGGGGCAACAGCGGTAGCAAGTGAAGACGGGACCGGGGTAGGTTTGCTACAAATCCCAGTTAACACCGTGGTAAGTGGTACTATCAACGTAAACACGGTACAAACTACCTACGACGGTACTAACGGTAGTTTAGGTAGTGCAAGCTACTTGCAGTATTCGTTTAAGGCGCAGAACATCGAAGGAACGATAACGTCCAATATTGTAGAAGTATCGGACGCACGAATCAAAGACGCGGACGCAACTACTAACCGAGGGGTAGCTATTAGCGTAAGCCGTAAGAGTACAGACCTTGCCCAGCTACATACAGACCTTACCCTAACCTGTACGGGCGAGACTTACGCGCGGGTAAACTTCGCGTTAGACCTTATTCTAAATTACGTAGACATAGGCGCGGCAGTAGTAGACCAAGACACCCTGCTACACGAAGACGGGCTAAACATCGTAACAGAGAACAACACAAAGTTGCAAGAATGAATTTTTTTGATGAAGCCGGGAAGTTGATACCTATGGTTCTGGCAATGGCTAAAGAACACCACGTAACCGGCCACAGAAGTCTAAATATACTTTATGGTGTGTACGCCCTTAATAGACGAGTGTGGTACAAGGTTAAAACGATTCTAAAAAATGGCTGACAGTACATATACCCAAATACTAGACCTACAAACCGAAGGAACGCAAGAGGCAGTAAAAGACCTTAACGCGGTAGGGGATGCCGCCGCCCGGATGGGCGAGGACTTTGAAAAAGCCGAAAGAAACGCGGAACAGTTTGCAGACAATACAGACCGCAAAGTAAAAGCGTTCCAGGGGGGTATAGACGTGGCCGCGGGTTCTGTTGCAACCTTTACTGGTGGACTTGCCCTGTTAGGTGTTGAGACGGACTATATAGAGAATATCGAACAGGCCACCTTTGGCGCGTTTGCCTTTGCACAAGGTCTTAAGCAAACCGGGGACGGTGTGGTAGCGTTGGTAGAGAATACAGGTATTCTAACCAAGGTGCAGGCGGTGTTCAACAGGGTAATGAACGCCAACCCTATTTTTTTGCTGGTTACGGTTATTGCCGTTGTTACCGCTGGCGTTATTGCCTTAACCGCTGCGCTTTCAGATAGCCGCACAGCACAAGAAAAAGTAAACGACACCTTAGCAGAAGGAGAAAAAGCATACGCCGACCAAATCAATGAACTGGAAGTATATAGGCGAGAACTTGCAGCGACTAACGAACTTACAGACGCACTCAACGCGAGTATAGAACGGCAACAGCAAATACTCCGAAATACTGGTGCAATAGAAGCAGCCGCCGAAGAAATGGGTGAATTGCTAGAAGAGCAAGAAGCTTATAACAGGGCAATAGCAACCGCAGAGAGACGGTTAGAGATTGTGCGAGACGGCTACGAAGGCACTTCTGTAGCAATCCAATCGGCAGAGCAAGACTTAGAACGCTTAAAACGCGAACAAGCCGAAGTAAACGAAGAACTAGCCACGTTTCAAGATGCAGCCGCCAAATTGAACAGGCAAAATGATCTGTTACAAGCGTTAGAGGATATAAACGAAGAATACGACAAGTTCAACCAAAACCAACTAAGCGAACGGGAGGGTATTGTGCAAGAGACACAACGCCGAATGGACCAGTTAAAGCAGGGCTTAGATGAAGGGTTAATTTCGTTTGAGGCGTATAACATAGCGTATACGAAGTTGGCAGACCAACGCCGTAGACGACTAAAAGAAATAGACGACCAAGAAGCCGCAGACAGACGGGCAAAAAGGCAAGCCGAGGAACAAGCCCGCATAGACGAACTGCGCCGTATGTCCGAAGGCACAGAGTTTATGCAGCGTTTGTCGGTAGAAACGATACAAACAAACCAAGAAGAGACAGAAAGCCTACAAACGTTAGCGGGAGGGTATCAAGAACTAACCGTACAAACCGAAGACACGGCTACGGCTAGAATTGAGGCATTAAAAGGTTTGGGGTACGAGTTGTTAGAAAACCGCGAGGCCATCGGCGATGCAATAAGCGGCGTAGGCGCGTTGTTTGGTGAAGAGAGTAAACAAGCCTTTAAAATTCAAAAGGGTGTAAGTATTGCCCAGACCACTATTAGCACTATAGAGGGTGCTATAGCGGCCTATAAAAGTCTGGCGGGTATTCCCGTAGTAGGTCCGGGACTTGGTGCAGCAGCGGCAGCGGGTGTAACTGCGTCAGGACTTGCGGCGGTTCGCCAGATTCAAAGCCAAACCTTCGACGGCGGCGGTAGCGGCGGCGGCGGTAGTCTGAACCTACCTAGCGGCAGTAGTGCTAGCCAAGGGTTTTTAGTTCCTTCGACACCCACGGCGGCAGACGTGCCACAACCCGAACCAGTACAGGCCTACGTTATTGGCCAACAGATTACTAACCAACAAGCCCTAGACAGCGAGTTGAAGCTGCGCAGTACTTTGTAATATTTTGAAACAGCTATACTTTAAGACGTGACGCGCAAAGAATTGTACATAGACGAACAAGAAGAAACGTTCGGAATTGAGGCTATCAGTCTGGTAATGTTCCCGGCGATTGAAGAAAATTTCGTGTTCTTCAACAAAGACCAGTACGTACTAGCCAAGGTGGACGAAGACCGCCAAATGTTAGTAGGTCCGGCCTTGATTCCTAATAAGGATATTTTGCGACTTGACGAAGACGGAAACGAGTACAACGTATTCTTTACCCCTGAGACAGTCCAAAAGGCCGCGCACCTGTTTATGCGTCAGAGCAAAACCAACGCCGCCACCGTTGACCACGAACGCGAAACCGACCAGGTATATGTTTACGAATCTTGGGTAGTTGAAAACCGCAAGAAGGATAAACAACAAGTTTACGGGTTCGACTTTCCCGAAGGCACGTGGATGGTAGCAATGCGCGTAGACGACACCGAACTTTGGAACGGTGTAAAAGAAGGCAAGTACCGCGGGTTCAGCATAGAAGGTTGGTTCGTGGACCGCATAGTATCTAAACCCAAATCAGAAGAAATGGAAATCCTTTCTAAGATTCGCGAACTGTTGGCAGAAGACAAGACCCAACTGTTTGCAGAAGACGTGCTTGCCGACGGCACACGTATTGTAACCGAGGCCGAGAGTTTCGCGCCCGGTGTTAAAGTTGCCGTTCTGGACGAAGAAGGCAACCCACAACCAGCCCCCGAAGGGGAACACACCTTGCAGAACGGTTCTGTTTTGGTGGTTGACGCTGAAGGCGTACTGGTAGAAATCAAAGCCCCCGAAGCCCCGGAAGCCGAAGAAGTGGTAGAAGTGGAAGCAGGTAAACACGCTTTCCAAATTACCCCCGAAATGGTAGACGAAATTAAGGCTATTGTTCGCGCGGTTATCGCAGAGGACAAAGCCGGCGAAGCAGAGGCCGCGAAAGAAAGCGCAGAGGAAGCAATCGAGGAAGTACCCGCACCTGTTGCGGAGGCTATTACCGAAATGGCTAAAGCCGTAAAAGAGCAGTTCGCAACAATTAGCGACCGTGTAGGCAAACTGGAAGACGCACCAGCGGCAGAGAAGTTTTCCCACACCCCCGCACCTAAAAAAGTAAATTCTAAACCCCTGGCGGAAATGACCACTTCAGAACGTGCCGCCTTTTATATCTCTAACCGATGAACAACAAGTATAAGTTTGACATCACAGTAACCGGCGATACTTACGCTGGTGAACTTGCCCTGCCGTACGTAACAGCAGCGGTAAAAAGTGGCCGTTCTATTGCAACGGGCGCAGTTGACGTCCTGGAAGGTATTACCGACAAGGCCGTAATTAAAAACCTTGGTATCGACGACCCGGTAGTAGCTGCCGCGTGTGGTTTTGTTGGCCAAGAAAACACTAGCCTGACCGAGCAAGTACTCCAACTTACCGACCTTAAGGTAAACGAGGAAATTTGTCGAGGTACTATTATGCCTACGTGGATTGCGGCGCAAGGTCGTATGGAACGTAACGGCGAGTTGCCTATCGAATTCTCTGACTTCTTGCTGCAAAGCGTAGCCGCTAAAGCTGGCGAGTCTGTAGAGAACGGTATTTGGTTGGGTACTGATCCTTACGGTATTGGTTTCCTTTCGGACGACGGTACAGTAGACGAGGGCGGCGCAGACGCGTCAGCGTGTAAAGACTTCGTAGAACACACCTTTGCCGACGCCTTGTCCGCTACCGACATTATCGCGGATATGTCAGGCGTTATCCAAACTGCCGTAACTAACGTCTCTGGCATCTTGGACAAGCCCGGTTGCGGTTTCTACGTGTCAAACGAAACCTACTGGTTCTACGCTCAAGCGTTGGCAACTGCCGGAGACAACCAAGGTATTTCTAACTTGGGTGCAAACCAAGACCTGCGAGATAACCTGTCTTTCCAAGGTTTCCCGGTTTACCGTTGCCCCGGTATGGCTAACGACGTAATTATCTTTACCTACCCTGAAAACTTGGTAGTAGGTACTAACCTGCAAACCGATATGACCGAGGCGCAGATTATTCCTACCTACCAGTACGACGGTAGCGATAACGTGCGCGTAGTAATGCGTATGCAGTTGGGTGTACAGACCCGCGTACCTGGCGACGGTGTATACGGCGCAACCTTCTGGACTGCCTAATAACTAACCCGGACAAGTAAAGGGGGTTCGCCCCCTTGCTTTTCCCCTTAAATTTTAAAGCTATGGCTTGTGATTTAACACGCGGTCGCCTTGTCGACTGCAAAGACGTACTAGGGGGCTTGAAACGGGTTTATCTGTTTTTGGACTACTCCGATAACGTGCGAGGGTCTGCGACTATTACAGACGACGTAATGACCGCGGGCGGTTTTTCTAGCTGGTCCGGTACTGCAACTTGTTTCCAGTACGATTTGCGCCCAGACCTGTATAGCCTTACCGTAAACGTAAACTCTGACCCTGCAACGGGTACAACCTCATACGAGCAAGTCCTCGAACTTACCTTGCAGAAGTTGACTAGCGCAGACAACAAAGAACTGCGTTTGCTGGCGTACCAACGTCCACAAATTGCCGTTTTGGACAATAACGATAACGTCTTTTTCCTTGGCATCGACGAGGGAATGAACGTTACCGGTGGAACTGTTGTAACCGGTGCGGCGCGTACCGATATGTCAGGGTACACCTTGACCTTGACCGGACGCGAAAAAGAGTCTATGATTTGGTTGGCCGCAACTGCCGGACAAGGTACTGATAAGTACCCGTTCGATGGATTGAGCGACGAAGCCGACTTGACTATTACCGTAGGGTCGTAACCCTTTGTGTTTGGATTGAACAAGAAGCCCTGCCCCGGTTGGGGTGGGGTTTCTTTTTATATTTACCTATGGCACGTGTATACATTAACAGTCTAAACAAGTTTTTAGACGAGATTCCACCGGAGAAACTGCCGGAAAAGTTTAAACACCTTCTGAATGGTACAACTACAGAAAAACACGCTGAACACGTTTTATCTAACCCTGGTAGAGAAGATGCAGACGGCGAGCAATTCGGTACTAATTCAGTTGGAGAGCCAAGCGACAAAGAAGACGGTGGAGTTCCTGCCGCGAAGCCGAAGCCACGACGCAAGAAAAGACAGCCTAACCGTAAGGGAGGGGACAGTAAATAACCCCGTAGCTGGCGACATTCTTTTAAATACCCCACAGTTCCCGGAGGGGTGGTATTCGTATACCGTATGGGAACAAACCAGCGCAACAAACTTAGACCCTACCGACGCTAGCGTAATTGGCGTAATCGAGGTAGGGTTAGCCTATTTGCGAGACAGTAGCGTAGCTTTTGGAGAGTCTACCTACACAAGCTATAACAACACCGATACCGGGTATACCTTCTACGAATGAAACTAGACCTGAGCGTACTAAACACAGGTATTTACGAATACCCGGAGTTTGCCGAAAAACGCGGTAAAAACTATATCCAAGCCGGAGCAGACAACCAGTACTTTGAATATCTGTTTGAACTGTTCAACACGTCCGCAATCCATAACGCTATTGTAAACGGTACTGCCGATATGATCGCGGGCCGCGGCACATACGCACAAGATTGGGAAAAGAACGACGGTACTAAAGAGGCGTGGCTACGTCTAAACGATCTTTTCGGGGGAGACTTGGTGTATAAAAGTGCGCTAGACCTAAAACTTTACGGGCAATACTATTGGTGTCTGACTTGGAACCAAGCCCGCACCCGTATTACATCTGTTCAGCATATGCCAGCGCACACAATGCGTAGCGGTATTGCAGACGAAAAAGGCCACGTATCGGAGTACCTGTACAAATCAGACTGGAACGACAAACGCGAAAAAGAAAAGGTATACGCAGCCTTCGACCTGAAAGACCGCACAGCCCCGCAAGTAGTCTACCAGGTAAAGAGATATTCCCCCAAGTACCACTACTACGGTATACCCGATTATATCGGCGCAACCAACTACGTAGAGTTGGACCGCCAAATTTCCAGCTTTCACCTTAATAACGTGAAGAACGGAATGTTCCCCGGTTGGGCTATCAATTTTAGAAACGGCATTCCTACCGACGAAGAGCGCGAGGCTATCGAACGTAAAGTAAAGGCCAAGTTCCAAGGGCCAGAGGCGGCGGGTAATATCATTATTACGTTCAACGAAGGGGCAGACACTACGCCCGAACTTACCGCGCTTGAGTCAAACGGCAACCACGATATGTTCCAGTACTTGTCCGAAGAACTGAACAACAAAATTCTTAGCGGTCACCGTGTAACTTCTCCTCTATTGTTTGGCGTTCGAGGCGGTAACGGGTTTGGGTCAAATGCAGACGAACTAGCAACGGCCTACGACATCTTTAACCGTACCGTTATTGCACCCTTCCAGCAGATTATTACAAAGAGCGTAGAAACAGTATTAGCGGTTTCAGAACAGCCCCTTTCGGTAGAGATTCGACCGCAAGCCCCGGCGGACTTTATCAATAAAGAAGAAATGGCGCACACGTGCGGTAGCGAGTGCGTAGAGTTAAGTGCAGACGTGGCAGACTGGTTAATTAGCCAAGGCGAAGAGGTAGACGAAAACGAGTGGGAACTAATTGACGACCGAGAAGTAGACTACGACACCGAAGACCAACACAACGCCCTTTGGAACTTTGCCCGTGTGCCTAGTTCAAATCCTGCTAAGAGTTCAAAGCAGGACGGCGATATAATTAAAGTACGTTACCGCTACGAGGGTACAACGGCTAAAGATTCGCGCGAGTTTTGCCGTAAGATGTGGGCGGCTAAGAAGGTCTACCGCAAAGAAGATATAGAGGCAGCTAGTCAGCAAGTTGTAAACCCCGGTTTTGGCCCTAATGGAAGCGACAAAGTAAATATTTGGCTATACAAGGGCGGCCCAAATTGTTATCATTACTGGGGCCGTAGAACGTACCTTAGAAAGAATAACAAAAAGATTAGCGTAAACGAGGCGCGGCGTATTATTCAAGCCCTGCCGGTAGACGAACGCGCGGCAAACCGACTGCCACAAAATGACCCCCGCGTAGCGCAACGCCCTATTGATATGCCGAACCAAGGCTACCTAAACCCTAGATAATGGCTACCCTACTTATTTCCCCTGCCCGTCTGATAAAAGACACAGCCTTTAACGGTTCGCTAGACCAAAACCTAGCAGCCCCGTATATTTTGGTAGCCCAAGACCGTGAAATTTGGCCTTGGCTAGGTACAGATCTTTACGACAAATTGAAGGCAGACGTTGAAGGCGACACCCTTACAGGTAATTACCTTACACTTGTTAAGGACTATATCCAGCCCGCGTTAACCCATTTTGCCTTTAACGAGATTCTCCCCTTTTTGCGTGTGCGCCTGGTAAACAACGCGGTACAGATTATGTCCAGCGAGCAAAGTACTAGCGCGACGGCATCAGATATTAAACCCCTGCAAGACCGGGCGCAAGCTATTGCAAGTTTTTACCGTGAACGTATGGTAGAGTACTTGTGTCACAATACAGGACTTTTCCCGGAGTATTCCAGCAACACCGGCGCAGACTTAACGCCGCGTAAAACGAACTACACCGGCGGTATGAACCTTAACAACGTTTACACCAAAAAACAAGAACAATTCTTACGCGATGCGGGCCTTTTGCGCTAGACGAAAAGAGAACGAGAAACGGTTAAAACTTTACCTAAGTGGCAAACAAGAAAGTAACAGCACTAACGGAACTAACGACCCCGGCGAGCGACGACGTACTGTACATAGTTGACACGTCCGACACTAGCGGCGGCGCGTCCGGCACGAGTAAAAAGGTACAGTTAACCAACTTACCCGCCGGTCAAAAGTTGTTGGCCGATATGCGAACTAGCGAGGCGGTAAGCAAGGGCGACCCGCTTTATATCTCTGGTTATAATAGCGGGCAAGACCGCGTAGAGGTAGGAAAGGCAGACGCTAACGTAGACGCAGACCTACCGGCAGTAGGATTAGCCGCGGACGACTACGCGACTAATACTAATGGTCAAATGATAGTTAGCGGGTTACTTAGTGACGTAGACACAAGTAGCTTTAGCGTTGGGGATATTCTCTATATAGCAAGTGGCGGAGG